TAAGTCAAACGAAACTGATAGTATGGATGTTATACTCAGTTATGTCGATATTGTATAAGGAATAATTATGTCAAATTACGTAGGAAGTAGTCAGGATCACATTAACGCTGCAGTTCAAAATAGATTCTTTTATGGATTAAGAAGAACAGACGAAGGAGAATTATTTATTGGAAAAGTTGACCAATTAAAAAATGAAGACTCTTTAACATTAAACAAGCCTGGAGATCCTACAGCAAACTATCCAGACTTTACTGAAGGACAAGACTTTTTTGAAGGCAGAGATGTTAATCACGGATTAATATATGAAAATTTAAACTACGAACAATTTCGTTGGGATGACAAAAATATTTATTATTATGTAAATTCTGAAGGCGAATTAGTAGCAAGAGTAAATCAAAGTTGGACATACGATGATGGTTCGTCATCTGATAATGGGATAATATAATGGCAGATTTTAGAATTGATAGAATTAGGTTTCGTTGGAAAAGTGCGTGGACTACTGCAACGATATACATAAAAGACGACTTTATTATCTATCAAGGTAAAGCATATGTTTGTTTAATAGGACATACTTCAAATGCAAGTTTTTATACTGATTTAGGTGCAGCTTCGCCTAACTGGATATTAATGCAAGACGGATATGAGTGGAAGAATCAATGGTTGCCAAGTACATATTATGATGTAGGGAACATTGTTAAATTTAATGCATATGTTTACAGATGTTTAACACAGCATACTTCTGCAGCAACAACACTATTAGGAATAACTAGCGATAACAGTAAATGGGAAATTGTAGCTAAAGTTACTAATTGGTTACATAACTGGACAGTTAGTACTGAATACAACCTAGGGGATGTAGTAAGGTATAATGGATATGTATATGTAGTCAACACCAAGCACACATCAACTACTACACTAGCACTAGGTTTAGAAAACGATCAATCGTATTGGTCGCAAGTTACAACATCAGATCATTGGAGCGGTGATTGGACTGTTTCAACTAGATATAAAGTATCAGACGTAGTAAAACACGGCGGTATACTTTATAGAGCTAATCAAGGTCATACTAGTGCTGCAGATTATATAGACGGTGAATATTCGTACTGGGATATTGTAAACTCAGGGATTGAATATAAAGGTGAATGGGCAGTATCAAATAGGTACAAATTAAACGATGTTATCAAATACGGACCAAGTCTTTGGAAATGTAAAACTGAACATACTTCTAATGCAACATTATTTACATTTGATCAAACTACTGATGTAAGTACAAATAAATGGGATATATGGTTACCTGGATTAGAGTTCGAAACAATTTGGAACTACCAAACTCAATATTCTCAAGGCGATATTGTATTGTATGGCGGCTATGCGTATACTGCTTTAACAAATCATCAAGGCTCAGTTCCAAGTATAAATGGAATATTACAAGATACAGGAAACTGGGAATTATTAAAAGCTGGTTACAAGCATATGGGAGACTGGGGAGAAGACAGCTCAGGATTTGATTATAATACTGGCGACGTTGTTCGCTTAAATGGTTTCTTATATATTTGTGTATCTGACTCACACGATGGTGCATCTCCAGACGGCTCTGCTTTATGGCAGATATTAGTTACAGGTCGTCATCATAGAGCTGAATGGAATGATAATACACAATACGAAAAAATGGACGTTGTATTGTTTGCAGGCTCTGCGTATCTATGTGTTAAACAACATTTATCAACAGCATCAGCATCAAGACCAGATTTAGATATTCCTTATGAACAAGAACAATTTTGGTCATTATTAATTCAAGGTGAAGCTACAAACGTACTAACAGAGGTTGGCGATTTAAGAACAACTAACTCTGAAGTAGATAGTTCAATGGCAGATGAAAGATTAGGCATTGGCGCCGCCGGTATGGTTCTTAAATCTAATAATCCTTTTGATGCAACAATTGCAACAGGAACATTACCCCAATGGGGTAACTTTGGCGCTATACCAAAAGTTTATTATGTGTCAGTTTCAAATGGGATAGATGTTACTACAAACGGCACTACTGAGGGTGCACCGTTTAAAACAATAAAATATGCATGTGATTATATTCAAGCTAGTTTAGCAGCAAGAGCTCCGGCAACTGTATTTGTTAAAACAGGAATGTATGAAGAAATTCTTCCAATTAGTATTCCAGCTGATGTTGCTGTTGTAGGCGACGAGTTAAGAAGCACATCAGTGTTTCCAAAAGCAGGTTATGAAACTAGTGACATGTTCTATATGAGAAACGGCTCGGGACTTAGAAATATGTCGTTAAACGGTCTTAGCGGAACACTAGGAGCAATAAATTCATACGGAACAAGACGTCCTACTGCTGGTGCTTTTGTAAGTTTAGATCCGGGAACAGGACCAGCAGATACTTCAGTGCATATTGTTAGTAAATCTCCGTACGTACAAAACGTATCAACATTTGGTACAGGATGTATTGGATTAAAAATTGACGGTTCTTTGCATAATGGCGGATATAAATCTGTAGTAGCTAACGACTTTACGCAAGTATTAACAGATGGTATCGGTTATTGGGCAAAGTTTAACGGAGTATCAGAACTTGTATCAGTGTTTACATATTACTGTCATATAGGATATCTAGCAGAAAATGGCGGACGGTTAAGAGCTACTAACGGTAATAACTCTTATGGAGATTTTGGATCAGTAGCCGAGGGAGTTAATCCTAGTGAAACAGCAAAAACAGGAACAGTAACCAACCAATCTACAGAAGCACAAATAAAAACTGTAGAAACAAACGGTGAAGGCATACTAGCATTTGCTTACTCAAATACAGGATCAAACTATACTGGTACGCCTAGTATAACATTAGCAGGATCAGGATACGGGGCTAGTGTTGCATACGAAGAAATTAGAAAGAATGCACTATCAGAAATAAGAATAACTGACCCAGGAGATTCAAGTACAGCTGGCGGAATTAATTATACTTACATTGTAAATAACGCCCAACTTGGAGATAGCGTTAGTATTACGTTATCAGCTGCTGATGTTACAGGAACTCAAGTAGCATATCTTGGACACCGAATTGTTATACTATCAGGAGCAGGCGTTGGACAATATGGTCTAATTAGTTCTTATAATAATGTAACTAAAATTGCAACAGTTGAACGAGAAGTTGACGGAACAGCTGGATGGGAACATCTTTATCCAGGTTACCCTATTGCAAATGTGTTAAACGCATCAACAAAATATGCAATTGAGCCAAGAGTTGTAGTACCCGAACCAGCATTTGCATCAAGTGTAAAAACAGCACCTCATACAATAGGTGCATTAACTGCATTAGGAAATACTTTTATATCAACTACAACTAATGCAATATCATACTCGGCAAACGCCGGAACAACATGGTCATCAGCAACGGGAGACATTACAGGATCTTGGGATAATGTAAAAGCATATCGAGGAACTTCGTATGTGACAGCATTGCAATCAGGTCTCTCAACAACATTAGGAAGATCATCAGATACCGGACAAACTTGGACTCAAACCACAGTAGTCCCTCAATTAACTAATGCTATTGTCCAGGAAGCTATATTGAATATATCAAGAGGCATTACTGAAGAGAGTGCCGCTTATCCGTTAAATGCATATTTAAATGAGGTTGTTCCTGGAACATCTTATAAGCGAGCCGACATTAATAATAGTGGAAATGTTAATATTGACGATGTTATGGGATTTCTAGCATTTAAGAATGGAGGCAGCAACACCTGGATTGAGACTAATATTATCCCAGGATTAGACTTTAGTGTACCACTAGGTAAGACCTGGAGTGATATTGCATATAAATCAGATAAATGGATAGCAATTGCACCTAGTGAAGACAGTACTAGTTTTACTGAAGTTGTTTTAAGCACAGATAACGGAGCCAATTGGCTTCCAGGACGGAACATATCCGGAGTACACACTAGTATAGAATTTGGAAACGGGATATTTGTAGCAATTGGATCTGGAAATACTGTGTCAACATCAACCGACTGCATAACTTGGACTAGTAGAACTCTTCCAGTAACATCAAATTGGAGTGATATTAAATATGCTAACGGAAGATTTGTTGCTGTAGGAACAAGTGACGCAGCTATTATTTACAGCTTTGACGGCATTACATGGTACCAGTCATATATTAACGTAACAAATTTACAAGACAGTAGTACTGGTACTTGGACTAAAGTTGCATATTCCGGTGGAGTATGGGTGTGTGTTAATGAAACAGACGAAACTATTATAACATCACAATGTGGTAGTATTTGGTCTTCATTATTAGATGACAGTACAACAAAAGTATTTGCTACTACTGGACCATATAAATTTATTGCAGGGGCCGAAACTACTAGTGGAATGCCAGTATGGTTAGGTTCAAAAGGAACAGCTGATGCATCCTCTGTGTCATATGGCGCAAAGGCGTTTGTAAGAGCAGTAATTGGAAATTCAAGAGTTTCAGAATTTAAGATATATGATCCAGGCAGTGGACTAGCATCTGCTCCGAATATAACAATCTATGATTATGCTAATACAGGCGATGTAACATATGATGTAAGAATTAGTGCTACTGGAGTTTTAGGACAGCCGGTATTTAATAATAGAGGACAAGACTGGAATGTAGCATCAGCAACTATAATAGGTTCTGGTTATTCAGATAGTTTTCAAACAGGTGATACACTAGTATTAACTAGCGTAACACAACTACCATCACCGGGTGAAAACTTAATCATTACAGGAATTAATGATGTTATTTACAAAGTAGTAAGTATTGAAGCCCAGTCAGGATCAGGACCATATGGATTAACATTGAAAATTAGTCCATCAATTGGAAGAGCTGAGTCACCAGCACATAATACTGCTATTGAATTAAGAGAAAATTATAGTCAAATAAGATTAACAGGTCATGACTTCTTAGATATTGGTACAGGAAACTTCAGTGAAACAAACTATCCAATATTATATAGAGAAGGGTATGACTTTGCATCAGGAGCAGAACCTAAACAATTTAATGAAGTAATTGAAAAAGGTGGCGGCAGAGTATTTTATACAGCTACTGATCAAGACGGTAATTTTAGAGTTGGAGAGCAATTTTTAGTTGAACAGTCAACTGGAATTATAACATTAAATTCATCATTGTTTAATTTTTCAGGCTTAGAGAGCTTAACATTAGGTGGTATCACAATTGGTGGAACAGCCGTTGTTGTTACTGAATTTTCTAAAGAACAAACGTTTATTGCAAACTCAAATAGTATAGTGCCAACACAAAAAGCAATTGGTGCTTACGTATCATCAAGAGTAAGTGGTGGAGGATCTGAAGCAAATACTAACGCCCTTAATGCAGGGCAAATAAGGATTTCAACAAACAACATCACAACTGCAGGTGGAGGGTTTATTGAGATACCGGATAAAATGACTATAAAAGGTGGAGCAGATGGACACTACTTAGCGGGTATGTACTATGGTTCTTAAACAAACATTGCTAAATGGCATAAATATAAAAAACGGAGTAGCACATGGCTGAATTTAAATTAGGAAGAATTAAGTTTGTATGGAAAGGTGATTGGACCACTGCAACTATATACTATAAAGACGACATTGTTAGACAAGGTGGTAATACGTATATATGTATTAAGGGTCACACTGCCGCGGCGCTATTTACAACTAACCAAGCAACATATTGGGATAAAATTTCCGACGGACAGGATTGGAAAAGTGATTGGGTTGCAGGAACTTATTATAAAGTTAACGATGTTGTTGCGTACGGTGGTTACTTATATATTGCCAACACAGGACATACAGCAGCAGCTACAAGTACACTAGGACTAGAAGCAGATCAAAGTAAGTGGGATACTTTTGCTGAAGGGTTTAATTATAAAACAGCTTGGGCTACTAGCACTCGATATAAAATTAACGACCTTGCAAAATACGGTGGAACAGTATATACTTGTATTACAGGACATACATCTGCAACAACTACAGCAGATGGATTAGAAGCTGATCAATCTAAATGGCAAATATTTTCAGAAGGTTTTAATTGGAAAAGTGATTGGACGCAAACCTACCGTTATAGAGTAAACGATATTGTAAAATACGGCGGAACAGTTTACGTTTGTATTACAGGACATACATCAGCAAGTACTTCATCAGGCCTTGAACAAGATCAAGCTAAGTGGCAGTATTCAAATAAAGGCATAGAATACTTAGGTAACTGGGCAACTGCCACACGCTATAAAGTAAACGATGTTGTTAAGCACGGTGGTGCAATTTGGATTTGTGTAACACATCATACTAGCCAATTATACCTTACAGAAGACGAATCAAAATGGGACCAATTTGTTGAAGGTTTAGAATTTGAAGATAGTTGGAGCGGAACAGTTCGCTATCAACCAGGCGACTTTATTACATATGGCGGTTATTCATATGTAGCTATTACTAATAGTTTAGGAGCAAGACCTACATCAAGTCCAAACGATTGGGATTTATTTACAGCAGGTTTCCGCTTTATTGGTGACTGGGGAGATGATAGTTCAAACTACGAATATTTTACAGGAGATGTTGTTAGATTAGGCGGATACACTTATCTTGCTATAGCAGACAACTCAGGACAACGTCCACCTAACGCAACTTACTGGCAGAAACTAAACAGTGGTATTGCTTGGAAAAATGCCTATGCTAACTCTACATTATACGATGCAGGAGATTCAGTTAGACAGGGAACAAGCAGTTATATCTGTATACTAGCACACACTTCAAATACTGGTGTTAACGATCCAGCTAATGATGGCCCTGGAACTTATTGGAACCAATTAGCAGGCGGACCTGAAACTGACGTATTAACAACACAGGGTGATTTACTTTATTATAGTGGTTCAGGCCCAGGCAGATTACCAGTAGGTGCTGCAGGACAAGTTCTTACTGTAAACGCAGGAGCAACTGCACCTGAGTGGGCATACCTTGGAAAAATCAATAATATATTCTATGTAGATACAAATACAGGCCAAGATCTTCCACCATCAAATTACGGTGTAACATTAGCAAGACCTTGGAAAACTTTAAGGTACGCTACTGAACAAGTTGAAATTGGAGCATTAAGAGAAAATTCTACATACTTACTTAAAAGAAATAGAAACTTTATTGCAGAAGAAATTGTGCAATGGGTTAAATGGAACATTGCAAACCCGTCAGGTATCTGGGCAAGTTTTACTTTAGATAGTGAAACAGCGTGTCGTAGAGATATGGGACAAATTGTTGATGCATTAGTTTGGGATATATCGCACGGTGGTAATAAACGAACAAGAGATGCTACAAACGCATATTTTCAATCTAACGGAAATCTACTTACAGTGGTTGCAGATGAAGATGACCAAACAGTGGCTGCAATTAATTACGGACTAACAGTTATAGATAGAGTTTTAAGTAACTTAGCGCCAGCTACAAACTATCAAACAACAAATAGTTTTAGTCCGGCGCATGTACAAATAATTGATGCAACTTATACTGAAGAAACCGACGCTCAGGGCATAGTAACAAGTCTAGTAGGAGTTATTACAACAGCAATTACAGCTGGTGTAAATACAAATGTTCCTGCAGAAAGAGTAGCAAACAATAGTATATTTGTTAAAACTGGACAATTAAATGAAGTATTACCAATAATTGTTCCTAGAGAAACTGCAATTATAGGAGACGAACTGCGTAGTACTAAAATTGTTGCAGCAGGAGCGTTAACAGCGGCCGCTGATACTCCAAAGAGTTTAGCAGCAATTGTTAGATTAAAAGCTCTAATAAGCAATATTTGTACTAATACCGGAGTTACAAAAACTTCCGGAAATGCACTAAGTCAAATAACTACACGGGTAGCAGGATCAAGTGCAGCAGGAACTGCTGCAAACGGATTGCTCCAGGAATTAAATGACTACATTGATTATCGTGTTAATGGCGTAAGCGGTGACTCTACAGTTCCAGTAACTACAGGAACAAATACACCTAGTACGGATACAGGATATCTTTTTGCTGTAGAATGTATCGAAGCAAACAGAGCATTCCTTAAAGCAGAAGCAATTGCATTTATTAATGCAACATATCCAAGTTATGTTTATATTGAAGCAAGTTGTAGTAGAGATGTTGATAGATACTTAGATGCAATTATACATGATATGATTTACACTGGAAATTATAAAACATTACTACATGCACGTTATTACAGTAATTCAGTTAGCGGAAGTTTAACTGAAGATATGTTCTACATGAGAAACGGAACTGGATTAAGAAATTGTAGTATTAGCGGACTTGCAGGAGCATTAGGTAGTGCTAACAGTTACGGAACTAAGCGTCCAACAGCAGGAGCATTTGTAAGTCTAGACCCAGGTTTTGGTGTATCAGATACAAGAGCTCATATCGTTAGTAAGTCACCATACGTACAAAATGTATCAACATTTGGTACAGCATGTATTGGATTAAAAGTTGACGGAGCAATACATAATGCAGGTTACGATTCAATTGTTGCTAACGACTTTACACAAATTTTAAGTGACGGTATTGGTGCATGGGTTACTAACTTAGGTAGAGCAGAACTTGTTTCGGTTTTTACTTATTATAATCATGTTGGATATCTAGCAGAAAACGGTGGTAAGATTCGTGCTACTAACGGTAATAACTCCTATGGAGATTTTGGATCAGTAGCTGAAGGACAAGATGCAACAGAGGTACCTATTACTGGTACAGTTGATAACAGGTCTACTGAAGCAACAGTTACTAATGTATTAACAGACGGCAACAATATTTTAACATTAGAATATTCTAATGCTGGTGTTGGATACACAGCAGGCGGTACAACAATATCACCAACAGGAGAAGGATACGGAGCTGCAATAAACTCAGCAGTTGTAGCTACAACTGGCGGAGTATATGAAGTTAGGTTATTAAATCCGTCAAATGATTTAGGTGGCGCAGGATATAAAGTTGCAGCAGGTGTAGCACAAGCAGGAACAACTACTCAAATAACAATTTCAAACACTGATACTGGTACTAATAGTACCTATACTGGAATGAGTATTTTTATTACTTCTGGAGTCGGAGCGGGACAGTATGGTTACGTTAACGCCTATAACTCAGGAACTAAAATAGCAACAATTAAAAAGCACAGTGATGCTAGTGACGGATGGGATCATGTTACAGGAGTTGCTATTGCAGCAACACTTAATGATACTACAAATTATATAATTGAACCACGTGTAACGTTTAGCGGCGGAGGAGTTAGTGCATATGCTGACATTGCCAAAGGGCGTGTTAGTGTTGCAGACGGCAAAATAGCAGCAGTTAGAATATGGGATTCAGGTACTGGGTACAGCTCAGCACCAACATTTACATTAACAGACCCAAACAATACAGACGATGCTCCACATGCAGTTAGATACGGCGATGGCGTACTAAGACAGCCAACGTGGACTAATAGAGGAACATCATTCACTACAGCTGCAGCAACAATAACTGGTGACGGTTATGCTGATAGATATCAAGCAGGTAATTTTGTACAAGTTTCAGGATTAGCATCGAGTCCTCAAGCAGGAGCAAATATTACATTTGCTGGTGTTGCAGGAACTTGGTATAAACTAGTAGCAGTTACTAACTTAACAGGATCAGGACCGTATGCCGGATTATTACAACTTAGCCCACTTGTTAGTGTAACAGATGCTCCAGAGCACGGCGAAGCAGTATCAGCAACTATTAGGTACAGTCAAGTACGATTAACAGGACACGATTTCTTAGATATTGCTACTGGTGATTTTGCTGAAACTAATTACCCAGGCACACCAAGTACTAATCCTAATCAAACAAAAGAAACAAACGATTTTGGTGGCGGAAGAGTATTTTATACATCAACAGACCAAGACGGTAACTTCCGTGTAGGATCGTTGTTTAGTATTGAACAGTCTACTGGTATTGCAACACTAAATGCTGATGCATTTAATATATCAGGACTAAATCAGCTACAACTTGGTGCAGTTGCCCTAGGTGGTACTGGTGCTACAATTACAGAATTTTCCACAGACGGAACATTTACAGCAAACAGCGATAATATTGTTCCAACACAAAAAGCAATTAAGACTTATATTACTAGTCAAATTGGTGGAGGAGCAGGTGAACTTAATGTAAACAGTCTAACAGCAGGAGTAGTGCAAATTAGTGGTAGCACAATAACCACAACTACAGGTGTTGGAATAAATACACTACAGAAGGTAAACTTTACTAAAGGTGTTGACGGTCATCCGTTAGCAATGAACTACTACTTAAATCAATAGATATGGAGAAATAAAATGGCAAGTGGAAGATTAGGAGCAAATGATGTAGCGGCAGCAACATATACGACAGTATATACCTGTCCGGCGTCTACATTTGCTGTTGTAAGCATTAACTTTTTAAATAGAGGAAATGCATCGTGTTTTGTAAGATTAGCAGTAGCTGATGCAAGTACCCCAACAGCAGGAGAGTTTATGGAATATGATACTGAACTCACTGCTAAGTCGGTTCTAGAAAGGACTGGACTTGTGTTAAGTGCTGGTCAATTATTAGTTGTTTATTCGAACATTGCAAACATAAGTGCTGTGACGTTTGGAATAGAGACAGCGGCATAAATACAATGACAAAGGAATTATAAAATGGGAAGATATATTAATGCAACTCCTGGAGTAGCTTCGGTAATACGTACAATTAGTACAACCTACCAAGCATTGCCAAACGATCGTATAATGGCAGATTGTAATAGCGCCGCTTTTACAATTACATTACCAGCTGCAGCAAGTATTGTAGCAGGAGATGTAATACAAATTTACGATATTACCGGAAGTGCAGCTACAAATAACATTACAGTAGGCAGAAACAGTTCAAATATTAATAGTACTGCAGCCGACTTAACAATAAATGTTGCTAACGCTGTGACTACACTAACGTATACTAATGTAACGTACGGCTGGGTTATTACAAATAACTAATGGAGAGAGTTTAAAATGGCTACGCTATCATCGATCATACTGGCAAAGAATCCAACATTTGTTAACCAGGAAAATAATCTAGAAAAAGGGAGATTGTTTTATTTCTCTCCTGTTCAACAACATAATCAATGCACTAAGTTTACCTGGAAATCTCCAGGTGCAGGAACTGCACGGATAGAAATTTGGGGGGCAGGCGGAAGCGGTGGCAAAATGTGTTGCTGTGGAGGCGGAGTACCCGGCAACCCTGGAGCATATGTAGTTAAAACTTTTATAACTGATGCAGCAAGCAAAGTTTGCGGATGTATTGGTATTTCTTGTGGTAATGCTGACGTATTGTGTTACAGAGGAAGAAGTACAGGAACTTGTGTGTGCTGGTTTGGAACAGCTGCAGATTCAGCACTTTGTGGTTGTTTATGTGCAGAAGGCGGCGAAGGCGGAACAACATGGTGTGCGCCAAGTTCGTCAAATTTTTGTTGCTTTGTAGCAGACGCAAAATTTTGTACAACAGCAATGACCAATCCTGCAGGAGTAGCCTGGGGAACAGGTTGTGGACTAGCATGTAATACAAGAAACACAACTGCCGCATTAACAATAGCCAATGCATATGGCGGAGATCTTAACTGCCCAGGCGGAATTAGCTGTACAAGTTGGTATAATTGTGATAGTGCAAACCATTGTTATGCTCAATACCATATACGAACTCCAGCAGGTGTACACAGTACATGCGGAGCAACAGTAACGTACTCAGGAGACAACGACAGTGCAATCGCTGTAGGCGGAACAGCACAGTATCACTCATCACACAAAATGGCATTAGAAGCAGCATCAAGGTCTCCAGAAGCCGGGCACACTATGGGGTTGTGTTATTTTAGTAGACTGTGTGGATGTTATGAAGTTAACGGTTGTCAAGCAACTCTACCGCACGGGCATGGCGGCGCACCTCCACAAACATGTAGTGGTGTTAGAGATCAAGGACAACGTGGCGGCATGGGGGCTATTAGAATATTATGGAATGCAACTTGATGATTAACTATAGGAATTTATTATAATGGCAACTTCACTCTCAACTTTAATTAACGACAGACTAGCAAAGTCGTTTCCTCCCGAGGAATCTAATCTAGAAGATGGACAGATTTTTGTATTTTGTTCAGCTAGAGAGTTTGGCTGCTTTACTAACTGTTTTGCTTGGTATGCACCAGCAGCAGGAACTGCTAAAATTGAAATTTGGGGAGCAGGAGGAAGTACTGGGTGTCAATGTTGTTGTAACTATAGTGTAGGTGGACAATCAGGCGCTTATGTTAAAAAATCAGTAACAATGGCATCAGGAGGATATGTTTGTGGAAACACAGGTCATCCTTGTATGCCTAACGCAGCTTTTTGTTATCCAAACTGTTCAATGGCAACGTGTGCAACAATTTGCTTAGGAACAGCAAGTTCATGTAGTTGTATATGTGCTCAAGGTGGTAACGGCGGATTTTCAGGATGTCATACAGGACAATCAACTCATTGTTGTTTACAAAAATGTTGTTTTGGTACTGTAAATGGATCTAGTTTAACTGTAACCCCAACAGGCACAGGTTGCGGATATACATGTGGATGTAGAAATACATATGCTGTAGCAACCGGCTACGGCGGAGATATTAATTGCCCAGGAACATATGGTTGTACTGGATATTGGACTTGTAACACATCAAGTAGTACAAATCATATGCAACACTCAAACGCTATACCACATGGACAGTACTCAACCGGTCAAGCAACGTCAATGGTTGGAGCAGACAGTGGTCATACAATGGGTAACTCACAATCAGGACAGGGTCCTAGTAATTTACAAGGTGGTAGAGGAGCGATAAACAGAAACAGCGGAGCAGGCCATATGGGGCTCTCATCATGTTGGGCCAGTGGTACAACATGTGCATGTTATGAAACATTTGCGTGTATCTCATTAGTACCGCCAGGACAAGGATCTTCAATGATGCAAGGTTGTCCAGATGTAAGAAACGTTGGTAGCAGGGGCGGCCTTGGTTACGTAAGAATATTATTTAAAGCGACATAGGAAAAAATTACATGGCAACTTTATCATCATTATTATCAAGCAAGTCTTTGCTTACAGACGGAACTGAAGAAACAAATCTGGAAGGTGGAAGACTATGGGGCTACAGTCCGCAAAACCACAGTGAATTTTCAGGAGGCGGAGCAAAGTTTTATGGTTGTCAAATTTCAAACGATAATGCTTGGGTAGGCGAAGTCGAGGTAGAGATGTGGGGAGCAGGCGGTCGAGGCAATAGCTGTAGTTGTTGCTGTGCTTCAGGACCAGGTGGTAATCCAGGGTCCTATATAAGATTTAAAACTATAATGACACGGTCAGGATTTATCTGTACTACAGGAATGAGAGCATGTCAAAGTGGTGCACACTGTCAATGTGGAGGACAAGGATCTGCAACTTGTGCAATTGTATGTGCTGGATGTATACCGAATACATGTGTATATACATGTTCTTGTGCATGTGCTCAAGCAGGGCTAGGCGGAAGATCTATGTGTATTAGTGGCGGCGCATCAATGATGTGTTGCTTAGGAACAAACGGAGCATGTATTACCCCTAACGTAGATTATGAAGGTAATGCTGTTAGTGACGGATGTGGAATGGTTTGTAATGTTGGTAACGCTAACAACTGGCCTACAGTAGCAAGTTTACCGGTAGCTAATTACACTAATGGCGGCAATATATCTAGCGTTGTTTGTTGTAACAGTGATATTAACAGAGTAGCATGTATATTCTACGGACATTGTAATCAATGTTGCTGGAACTGTCATAGACAAATAATACATACAGCACCAATGAGATATTCAACATGTGGCGGAGAGATGCAACTTAATCATGGTTGGAGTGACAACATGACATACCAGGGTAGTCCTTTTGGACAGATGGATGCAGCTGTGCAAGGGATGAGTAGATCACCAACAGCTGGGTTAAGACCAAGTTTTTGTTGGCAAGGATCAAAAATGTGTACTTGTTATGAGTGGACAGGATGTACACCGTTTTGGCCTATAGCACAATCGGCTCCGTCTGATTTTGCATGTAGTGGTGTTAGAACACACGGGTTCACAGGCGGTCACGGAGCAATAAGAATTAAATACTTAGGAAATATAACAGTCTATTAATAACAGTTATACAGTTTACCTGTATAAATATAACATAGATACTTAATTAAGGAATGAAAAAATGATTACAAAAACTTTTACCCAGAATTACCCAGATCAGCCTTGGGCAGCGGCAGTAACAGATGGAAACAGTGTTACTGTAACATGGAAAGGCACTCGTTATTATACTTTTAGTAGAGTTACTGCAACAGGCGGAGTACATGCATTTGAAGATCAAGATGACAATCGTGATAGGTTAGCAGCTGAACTAGCTTCTCATGTACACGAAGGTCATACTTTTCACATATTAGATGCATTAGCACATCCACATGTAGCAGCTTACATAATGGGCGATGACACTATTCCTGCACACGATGCAACAGGAGGCATACCACATTATGTTTTCAACACACCAAACGATGATGAAGATTACGTATATGAGTACAACGTTCAAAACTTTGTACAATCATTATACAACGGACAGGAAGCAATAACATATAATGTTGATAGTGACACTTTTACAATGCCTGGCTTCTTGGCACATCCACTTTCTAACACAAGTATTTTTACTGCATACGAAGAAGAAGCAGAAAGAATTGATTCAGCAGTTACAGGTAGAGCAGATGAATTTACAGCAGATGAACTAACAGCATTAAAAGCTTCTTCAGTATGGCTTAAAGGTGTAAGAGCAAGGTACGGATCAATTGAACCGTGGAAAATTCCACACCCAGAGCACGGCGTTACATACTAAATAAAATCGTTTCATAATTAAGTAAGGCCTTTGGTCTCACTCTATAAGTAGTAGTATAATGTTTACTACAATCCAAAAGGAAATTTATAGATGAGATCAAAGGCTTTTTTTGTCAACGGCGGATACGGTAGAGTGGTTAGTTCTATTCCCGGCTTTGAACTATATGCTAAAGAATCAGGCGATAAAGACTTTATTATTGTTTGCGAAGGCGGCACTGATGCATTTAAAGGACATCCAGATTTAGATCATAGAGCGTATGATAACTGGCACAAGAATTTATTTAAAGAAAAATTAATTGATAAAGATATTGTATCACCTGAACCATATCGAATATGGGAATACTATAATCAAAAAGCTAGTTTAGCTCAAGGTTATGATATTGCAATTAATAACAAAGGTTTAAGAGATTTACCAAAACCAAGAATGTTTCTATCAAAAGAAGAAACACTTATGGGTAGACAAATAGTTAATCAAGTAAAAGAAAAATTAAAAAAAGAAAAAGTTGCAATTATTCAACCATTTGGTAGAGGAATAACTCACGTAGATAACACATTTGTTGACAACACTGGACGAAGTATTGAATACAAAGATCTTAAAGAAATAATTAGAAAACTACAAGAAAATGATTTTGCTGTAGTAACAATGGCAGAAATGGGATTTGATTTTACTAAAGATAAATTTAAAGACGATGTTGCAATGCCAGAATCAGTTTCATTGAGACATTGGTCTGCAGCAATTAAGTTTGCCAATCATTTTATTGGTTGTGATAGTGTTGGACAACATTTGTCGTATATCATGGACACACCTTCAACAATTATTCTTGGTCCTACATATCCTATAAACGTATCTTATCCTGATTGTGATTATTTTAATATTGTTGATTTAGGTCAACACGGTAGAGTATATGATCCAATTAGAATAATGCCAGACGAAACTACATCAAGACATAATGAAAATTTAATGTCAATGAGTAAAGATATTGTTGAATATGTAATTGATAGAGTATTAGGAAAACCAATAGAGGAAGAAAATGACACAAAGTAAAACACAATGGATTGCAGGAATTGCAAGAGGCCACAATTCAGGAATTTGTTTATTAAAAGATGGCAAAATTGTATTTTCAATAGAAGAAGAAAGACTAAGTCGTACCAAATACGATGGAGGACCGTTGGCGTCTATTGTTAAAATCTTAGAATATACAGATAGACTAGATTACTTAGTTGTAGCTCATACTCAACCGTTAAGTGTGTCATCGCCTAAATTAGAATTTTCCGGTGACGATGTATATACAGGGTTGTGTAAAAAATTAGGATTAATAGATGGAAAATTTAGAGGACAGGAGCAGCATCCTCAAGTTGTCGATGTATCTGATCAACATCATAAGTTACATGCAGCGTGTGCGTTTTATAGAAGTGGATTTGAAGATGCAGTGGGTGTAGTAATTGACGGTGCAGGAACATTTATACAAATGACTGTGAATAACGAAGATACAATGGGTTTTGAAACTGAAACATTATTTAACTGCTCTTATCCTGCAAAGTTTCAAACAATAGGAAAACATATTGCAACTAGAGGACCGCATGCTACAGATTTTATTCAAACAGAAGAAGATGGAAACTCGCTTGAAATAACAGTATCCGATCGTGCCGGCATAGTTAAAGTTTATGAAGCAGTTACTCAGTACTGTGGGTTTAGTGCAATTGAGGCTGGAAAAACTATGGGACTATTTCCATATGGTGAAAAGAATGATAAAATTCCTCAATTATTTGACGATATGGGCAGAGTTCCGTTGTCAAATAGAAATTTAGTTGCTCCAACATATCCTAATGCTGCAGTAGTGAATGAACATTTATACACTGAGTTATCTGGAAAAAATATTTATGATGGATCACCAGAAGGCGAAACCATTGACCTAACTCTTTTGCAAAATAGAAGAGACCTTGCGTATGCATGTCAAACCGAAACTCAACAAGCCGCTTCTAATTTAATTAGAGAAGCTGTTGAAAGAAGTGGTAAAAAGAATGTAGTAATTAGTGGCGGATACGGATTAAATTGTGTAGCAAACTATTATTACTTAAAAGATCTAGAAGACTTAGATATAAACCTTTACGTAGAACCAGTGTCTAATGATGCAGGTACTGCTATGGGTGCTGCTATGATGATGCATCATCAACTTACAAATAGCGAAGTAGTTTTAGATAGAACAAATAATTTATATCTTGGACCAAAATATGATTATAAGTCGCAACAACTTAAAGCAATTGCTAAAGAATATAACGCAGATGTAACTGATTGCACAAATGAAGATGTAATAGATTTAATTACTTCAAAAAATATTGTTGCAATTTTTCAAGGTCAAAGTGAAAACGGACCAAGAGCACTAGGCAACAGATCATTGTTATATGATCCTACTGATCCTAACGGCAAGGATCATGTTAACGAAATTAAACATCGAGAATACTTTAGACCGTTTGCAGGTAGTATCTTAGAAGAAGATGTACACGAATGGTTTGACCTACGTGGTATGGAAAGTTCTCCAACTATGATGTATGCTGTAAATTGTCAGCCTGGCATTGAAGAAAAGATTCCTGCTATTATTCATGTTGACGGAACTTGTCGTATTCAAACCGTTAATAGAGACCAAAATAAACATTATTATGATCTAATTAAAGCGTTTAAAGAAAAGACAGGATGTCCTATAATCTTTAATACAAGTTTTAATTTAGGTGGTGAACCTCTTGCAGAAACTCTTCAAGATGCACTTTGGACCTTGCAGGAAAGTAGAATAGAATACTTGTATCTTCCTGAATATCAAACTCTGTTTACATTGAAAAACGAATAAATATTGTATAATGTTTAGTTTAGCAAAATTTTTTAATAAAGGTCTAAAGGACAGTGTGTTATTTCTTTCAAATGGTGCAATGTCTCATAATGGTCCTTGGAAGCAAGTATATACTAATACACTTTTAGATAGGTTTCATGTTGGTGACTTTTCTTCAGCGGAATACACTATCTCGGTTGATTATGATAAAGACAAAAAAGAAATACTTAAAGTATTAGTAACTGCAAGCCTAGACGAAGCAAGTATTATAATTTATGCAAGGAATAATCTAGGCACCAATCTTGTTAATATAACTGCTACAGTAAACAACAGCTATGTTGATATTATTGCTAATCCTACGGCATCAAATGAAGGATCCAAAATAATTTATACTGTTCAATATTATCAGAATCAAAATCCTCAAGTTGTCTAACATTTATAATATGATAAATATGTTAACTAGGAGGATTAATAGGATATGCCAACAGTTACAAATAAACAACTAGAGTCTACGTACGGTTTTAAAAGTACAGGCTTTTCTGTAGATAATGCTGGAAATATAACAGCTCTGTCACTTGTACAAACTGGATTAGTTTCAGAAGAAGTAATAGACGGATCTACCCCAGCTAATTATACTATAACTGAAAACGGATCTAATACTGCATATATTTGGGCACCTGGCGTTAGCGAAAATCCTACAGTAGTTTTATCTAGATCTTCGTCATATATTATTGACTTAACTTCATTAACAAACGGACTATATTTTTATAATGGTGCAACACAGTTTAGTACAGGACTTACGCACACAGACGGAAGTAATGGCGACACAGCTCAAGGCAAAACATCTGGCAGACTAGTTTGGAACGTACCACTTACTACTCCGGATACTATAACATATAGAAATTTATCTGGAACAATATCTGGAACAATATCAATAACTGACCCTATAGGACAATTTGATACTGTTACAATTAATAATTCTACTATCTCAACAAATAGTACAACCGGTGCATTAATTGTAACTGGTGGAGCAGGAATAGCATTAAATTCTAACTTTGGTGCAGATGTAGGTGTTGTTGGAACATTAACAGTACCAACAATAAACTCATTAACATCACTTGCACTTAAAGTTGCAGGATCCACAGTTGGCACTCTAACAGCAACAGGAATGGCTGATATGGCTATAAATAACAGTAGTATAAACAATAGTGTCATTGGCGCAACTACTCCAACAACAGCTAGTTTTACTTCGGCTATAATAGCAAATGCCCCGACAACAAAAACATCGGGAACAAATAAGAAATATGTAGATGATACAGCTTTAGCTTTATCAATAGCACTTGGGATTTAAATAAGATGGCAAAAACACAGATTAAAGATTACGTTTTTAAACCAGGTATAAGTGCAACAGCTTACGTTTATCCAGATGGTTACAGTTTAATAAGTCAAAACAAAGCATACTTACAAGCAGAAGCTACAGCTTGGATAGCAGCACAAGTTACGGCTGGTGCATCAGGGTTTGTAGGTTATACATTTAACGAATCAAAATGCCAACGAGATTTAGGATATATTATTGATGCATATCTTAATGATTTGCGATATGGCGGCAATGAGGAAACAAGTAGAGTTACTGGATATTATTGGGAAGGCACAACAGCTCAAATTGATGGCGACAGACAACCGGAAATACAAACTCATACAGAAATAAGAAATATAATAAACAATTATATATTAACTAATACTGCACATACTTCTTTAAGCCTTTCTTCACAAGTAATTGATTCAAGTAAAACTACAGAATCAGGTGTAACTACACGAGTTACAGAGTTATCAAGTATTGTAATCAATGTTATTACAACAGGATTATCAGCAATGCCAACACTAGTACCTACTGGTGTTACTACTATTAAGATACAAGGCAGATACGAAGGTAAAGAGTTACTGTTAATTACTAATACTACAAGTAACGAAGTAATTTATAATTTTACATCTAATGAATTAGGCGGAACAGTTAAGTATAAAACACATGGTGCTGATACTGATTTTCCAAAATATTTACAAATTACTGATAGTGTAACTACATTAAGTCTTAATAAAGATACATCGTCACATGCAAGCACAGACGATATTCAATTATTTGTAGAATCAGAATTTATAAGAACTAAGCCATATGATTTTGGTGTTGACGCAATTGAGAGACAAAGAATAGCAACACCATTAGCTATGCTTGACGCTGACTTTGAATACGGACTACAGCCTACTAAATGGTCAGCTATTGGAACGCTTCGAGGATATCCTAGCATATACGAAATTCCAGGAACAAATACAGACGTTCAAACTGTAGTTACAGATGCAAGTGCTGGTACAAGTGGTGTGGGACAATCATTAATAACTGTTACAAGTGTTAGCCCGCATGGATTTCAAGAAGGCGAACCAATTACTATTAAAGCGTTAGAAAATAGTGTTGCAGGAGCTGCAAGAGCTGAAGGTAGTTTTGTAATTAATTCTACTCCAACAACACTTACGTTTACATATTATGCAAAAGCAAAAGTTGGTACATCAAATGGTGATATACTTGCTACGTCTTATACTCAATTAAGAAAAGCAGGATTTTATACAGGAGCAGCAATTGGTAGTCCGCAACTTGCTGTTGCTATTCAAGGATTTACTGTAATAGCTCAAGGCGCCTCGGGGGTATTAACTTCTGAGCTTATTACTCCGTCAGGTAGTACTAGAGTTCCATATGATGGAACGTCTCCAGAAATTGGTGCTCCATTAGTTGTATCACAGATACCAACTGGTTCGCAGGTAACAGGAGTTATTGATCAGTCAGCAGGTGGCGGCTCTTACTTAACACCTCAGTTAGCTAATGATGTGCCAGCTGGATCATCTAGTATGACACTAGTTGATGCAACTGGAGTATTAGCAAACTTAGCTCTTGACAACGGAACAGGAACTGCGTCATTTGTTGAAACTGTTAATTATAGCACAAAGGTTATTACTTTGTCATCTCCAACTACTGCTCCGTATTCAGGTAATGTAGTTATATACTCAGGTGTAACGGGTACTAATTATGTATCAGTAGGGCAAAACGTAGCTATTACGATTGCGTCAGACGGAACAGATTATACTGTGTCTAGTATCACTGTTCCAGGAACTGGATATCTAGTCGGAGACAGGCTTACTGTATCAGGAAGTAGTCTTAGCGGATCAACACCAACAAACGACCTTGTTGTAAGAGTTAGCACAATTGATAGTGACAATGGAGTAACAGCATTAACAGTTATTTCAGGAACACCGTTTGGCGGTGCAGCAACGTTTAATGGATTAACACCATCAACAGCAAATGGTACCGGAACAGGAGCAACTTGGACTGGTAGCTACACAGATAATGTATATTCAACAGTAGTATTAGGTGGCACAGCCACTGGATATGCAGTAGCTGATAGAATTATTATTTTAGGATCTGTATTTGGAGAGAACGGGGTAGACGGAACACACGATCTTGTTATTAGTATTGCAGCCGTCGACGGCAGTGGCGCTCCGACGTCAACAACACAAACAGGAACAGCACCTGATGCAGTACTTGATTTTGTAATTACTGATGACAGTACACAGATGGTTATGTCAGCTGCAGGATCACACTTAACATTTAATAACATTGGATCAGCAGATAGTTCTAGAACAGCAGGATCATACATTGGTGTAACTGGTACAAGTGGTGGTTCGGGTACGGTAGGAACATTTAACATTACTGTTGATGCAACAGGAACAGCACAAGTGGCTAAAACAACTAGTATTGGATCAGGGCATACTGTAGGTGATACAATTACTATAGCAGATAGTGCATTAGGCGGTGGAGGCGCAGCAAATTTAACATTTGATATATCAACAATTGGTAGCGGTGCTGGAATAAATGCAGCGTTTACTGTACGAACAAATGGAGTAAATTATAGCGTAATTAATATTACAGCAGGTACAGGATTTATGGTAGGTGAAACCATTACCGTGCCTGGAACTGAAATGAACGGAGCAACAACTGCAAACGATTTACTAATTGAGATAGGAACTGTATCAGGTACTGGCGGACTAGTAGGGCTTACGGCGGCTGGTACCGCAGTTAATAGTGCTACCTGGGCTAACGCTGGAACAAATTTAATTGGTTCAGGATTTATTGCTGATATTTCATTTACAGGTGGAACATATAGTATAGACTTTACTAGTCCCGGAGACGGTGGAACAAATTACGGACTAAATCAAACTTTTGTTGTTCCAGGAAATCTGCTAAGTGGAGCAACACCAGCAAACGATGCAACAATAACAGTTACAGGAGTTATTAATGACGACTCAACTGCAAGAGGCGAAGTAACATCAGTAACAATAGCAGGTTCGGCTTCTACAGGAACAGGAACATTTACTGGTGTAACAGCATCAAATATTCAAACTTCTGGATCAAATTCGGTCTTTAACGTAACTAGATCATCGCAAGATAGCACAGGAATATACGAAAATATTGCTGGAGCAGGATCAATGAGTGGATATGTAATTGGTGATAAAGTTACTATTCTAGGAACCCAATTAGGCGGCACAAGTCCATCAAACGATTTAATACTTATAGCAGATGGCGTTGATTTTTCTAGTGTTAGCTTAGTAAGCGGAATTCCAGCCACTGCTTCAGTACTTAATTTAATTTGTACATTTACAATGACTGAAGCAACAACAGCTAGTATGCCTGCAAATACTAGTATATCATTTGAAGCATTAGCAACATTAGAAATAGACTTTCCTAACGCTCACGGGTTAGTTCCTGGAAACAGCTTTATTGTTACACAGCAATCAGATGATGGATCAAATAATCACAACTTAGCATCTGGTGCATTTATTGTTACAGATATTCCGGCACTAGACAAATTAAGATATCAAGCAAGAGCTGCTGGAGCAATTGATGTTAGTAGTAGTGATGTTATTGGTATTGTTTATCCAAGACCAGATAGCTTCTTTGTTCACAGACCGTTTGACGGTGGTGTACAATTAGGTACAGGTGGCCCACAACACGGCGCACAAGCAATACGTCAAAGTAAAAAATATATTCGTTACCAATCAGGTAAAGGCATTATGTATACAACTGGTGCATTACTTGCACCAAGTTATGACTTACAGAGTGTAACATCAGACGGTGTTGAACTTAATTCATTAATTACTGTTACCTGTGATGACAACGATCACGGTTGTCAAGTTGGTGGCATAGTACGTTTAATTGGTATACAAACTGCAGGGTATAATAGTGGTCCAGGAAATAGTACGCCGCCTGATTTTGATTATGAAGTAGTTGGTATTGTTGACGAAAGATCATTTCAAATTCGTTCTAACCGCAGACTTGGTAGTACAACTGCTGATTTAGGATTTAATTCTCAAATGAGTGTTATTAGCTGGCATGGTGCTACAGTTAGAGCCGGAGTATTTGACGATCAAAACGGAATTTTTTGGGAATATGACGGAACAAATGTTAACGTAGTACAACGAACAGGAACGTTCCAGTTATCGGGTACTATTGCAATGTTAGCTGATGCAAACATTATTACAGGAACTAGTACAAAATTTACTAAACAATTAAAAGCCGGCGATAGAGTTATTATTAAAGGAATGACTCACGTTGTTACTAATGTTGCTAGTGATACTAGTATTGCTGTTACACCAGACTTTAGAGGTGTAAACAATATAACTGGTGCAAAGATGATGTATATAACAGATAAAAAAGTTAAACAATCAGATTTTAATATTGATAGATTAGACGGAACTGGTAAATCAGGTTATAATATGGATCCGGCAAAAATGCAAATGATCGGAATTCAATATAGTTGGTACGGAGCTGGTTTTATTGACTTTATGGTACGTGGTGCAGACGGTAACTTTATATATTCACACAGAATGCGTAATTCAAACGTAAACACAGAAGCGTTTATGCGTTCAGGTAACTTACCAGTACGTTACGAAATTACAAATGAAGGACCTCCAGGTCAATTAGTATCAGCAATTAATTCATCACAACTTACTATTCCTTTAGTTGACAGTAGTTTCTTTCCAACATCTGGAACACTTTATATTGATAATGAAATTATTACTTTTAGTGCAAACAATAAAGTAACAAATACATTAACTGGAGCAGTTAGGGCAGCAACATTCTCAAACTATCAAGCAGGTGCTACTAGAAGTTATACTGCTGGTGTCGCAACAAGTCACGTTATTAAAACTGGAGTAGTTTTAATATCAAGTACAATTACTCCGTTGATTAGTCACTGGGGTAGTGCGTTTATTACAGATGGCGGATTTGATGAAGATAGAGGTTATATTTTCTCATACGCAGAAACAAACATTTCGGTTAGTACTACAAAACAAACAGCATTTTTACTTAGACTGTCACCAAGTGTATCAAACGCTATTATTGGAGACTTAGGTGAAAGAGAACTACTTAATCGTGCTCAGTTATTGCTAAACGGTATTGAAATTACATCAGAATCAGGCGCAGGAGGTATTATTGTTGAAGGTGTGTTAAACCCACAAAACTATCCAGTTAATCCAGCAGATATTGGGTGGTCAGGACTATCAGGACTTGCACAAGGTGGACAACCTAGTTTTGCTCAAGTAGCATCTGGTTCGTCAGTTGCCTGGAGTTCAGGAGCAACTCCAACAACAGCTAGTGCTACTGCTCTTGCTACAACTACTGCGGTACTAGATAGTGGAATATATAGTGTAGGAAATAACAGTTCGTATGTATTCATAAGTGCTACAGATTATAGAACTACGTTTGGTACTAACAGTTTAGATGATGTATTAGGTAAAGTTGTAACAGGTACTAACGTACGATCTGGTACAACAGTATCCGGCGGATATATTGCTAACTCCGGAACATATGGTTACTTTTATCTAAGTAATCGAACAAGTGGAAGCATTAGTGCAAACACAAGTGACCATTTTAGCATTGTGTTAAACAATCCCCAAATAAACTCAAACAAAGCATTATTTGATACAACTACCTGGACAGCAACAGCTGCAGGAAACGGTACTTCTACAACAGGCGGTAGTGTTACATGGCCAGCAAGTACGTTAGTTAACAACGTAGCGTTAAAGTCTTGGGCTGGAACTAGTTACTATGAAGTAACATTTAACAATGCATTTACAGGAACACTTGCTAACGGTTCTGGAACAGTTGAATTTACGTTTGAACAACCACCATATGCATTACCAGGAGAAACAGTATTTTCATATATTGCGGTTCCAGGAGAAAGATCAACGCAGGACTTATCACAACTTAAAGAAATTACAAATACGCCATTAGGAGGAAGAGGAACATTTCCAAATGGTCCTGATGTGTTGGCTATTAATGTGTATAAGATTTCAGGTGCTACACTTAATGCTAATATTTTGCTTAAATGGGGTGAAGCTCAGGCTTAATTACATTTCCAAAGATTTTACAAAAGCACTTAGATCATCAAATATTTTTGTTTTAGCTTTTATCTTTTTATATGTAAATCTGTTTAGTAGTTTTTCAGTTTCTTCGCCGTAACCTGTTCTAACTAGGATAGGAGTTGCATCCATTTTCATAGCTACTTTTAGATCAGATATTTTATCACCAACGTAATACCCTGTTGAGAATTTAATATCAGGGTGTTCTTTTTCACAACGCTTAAACATACCAGTATTAGGTTTAGCATACATGTCATCTTTTCTATTACTCTCACTATAGTATAAAGCTTCAATGCTCATACAACCTGCTTTTCCTAACAATTCAAACATCCGTTGATTTACTAAGGCAACATCAGACTGTGACATGATGCCTTTTTCAATGCCGCCTTGATTAGATATAATAACAACTTGATACTGATACTTCTTTAATGTTGTAATTGCTTCTAAGCTACCAGGAATTGGGTCAAAGTCTTCGGGCTTAGTTACATACGTTCCTAAGTCTTTATTAATAGTGCCATCGCGATCTAACCCAATTACTATTTTAGAATTTTTTGCAGATTCATTAATTAACTTAGGTATGTCAGATGTCCATCTAATCGTTGGTTGTGGGTCTGTCATTTTGACTGTCTCCTGGCGTAATTCTATAATTATCTTCTACTGAATCAGGCGTACTAACTTCTGTAATACTACTTCCGTCTTCTAGTGCTTCAATTTGATGCGGCTGCAAAGGAGGATTGTGCCATGTTTGTCCTTCGCATAATTCTTGTTCATGATGCGTAGCATCGTTAGTATTAATCCACCTTACAATAAATTTACCGTTGTTTACAAACCAAGTTTCATCTTTTTCTCTATGAAAGTGCATACTAAATTTATTACCTGTTTTTTCAAATACCATAATCTTGCCGCAGTACTTGTCGTTAGTTGCCCAGATGAGTTCATACCCCCATCCTTTTTGTACAACTCCATTTAACCGTTCAACTTCCATTTATATATTCCTCAATATTAATCCAGTTATGATAACAAACAGAGTTTAACTTAGTTAAATCTGCACTAGTAAATTTTTGATATTGTGCTTTTAAATTATTTGGCATAGGAACGTATTTAATTGTAGCGTTATGCTTCTTTGCTATAGCAGTAGCAACCGTTTCAAAACTTACAGGATTTCCTGTACCAATATTCCATATATCAGACTTGTCTACATTTAACATTTTTTCATGTACCTGGCACAGGTCCTCTACACAAACAAAATCTCGTTTATATTCTGAGCTATTTTCAAATACATTAATAACTCCGTTTTCTTTAGCTTGTTTAGTGAACTTTGTATAAGGGCTTGCTTGATCTTCTTTATGCTCTTCTAACGGACCATATACATTAAAGTATCTAAACCCTTGTACTAGTATATTAAAATCTCCGTTGTGCTGCATTACAAACCTATCAAATAGGTATTTACTCCATGCGTAAGGAGACTGAGGCAGCAACGGGCCGTCTTCTGTAAAGTGAGTGGTAGTACCATATACACTAGCACTTGATGCATATTGAAAATTTGTACCCATTGTATCACATGCTTGTAATAACCGCATACTGTTTTCGTAATTCTGTGATAAAATTTGCTCTACATCTGTACAAGTTGTACTAGAGATAGCACCAAGGTGTATAACCCAATCATATCCACTTGGGTCTGGGACTGCATTTTCCATGTATTCCCATCCTTCAACTTCGTGTCCACAAAGTGAAAGATATGCACATAAATTTTGCCCAATAAATCCTTGATATCCTGTAACTAAAATTTTCATTTAATTTCCTTTATTATATTTGTAGTACTGTATCCTTCAATAGTAGGAACAATATGCACATTGGCTAAATCGTTACCAACGACAGTATCTATAGTATAGTCACCGCCTTTAACAATTATATCAGGATGTATATCTTTAATTAGTTCATACGGAGTATCGTTATCAAACACAATTACGTCATCTACCCACGGCAAACATTTTAGTTGCTCTGCTCGTATGTGCTGATTGTTGATAGGTCGGCTGTTGCCTTTTAATCGTTTAACACTAGCATCACTATTAATACCAACAATTAACTTATCACCTTTTGTCCGTGCTTCTTTTAAAAGGTCAAAATGACCTTTGTGTAATATATCAAATACACCGTTAGTAAATACAGTCTTATTGCGTAAATCAGATAAAGTTAGTATATATGTTCCAACATGTTTAACTGATTCAGTTGCTGCTTCTACTGCTAAACTTAAACATTTATTATAATTATATCCATTAGTTAACGCATATACAAACGTAGCAAGGAAACAATCTCCTGCTCCTGTAACATCACTTACTTCAATTTTCTCTGGAAAAACTGTATAGGAAATTTTATCTATGTTTGCTTCAACTGCACCGTCTGCAGATGTTGTAATAATATTACCGGTCCATTCGTCAAATTCAAATTTAGTAAATTCACTATTGTTAGGTTTTACTAGCCAGGCACCTTCATACTCGTGTGCATACCGTTTAGGGTCTACAATTACTTTAGGTCCTTGACTGTTAATATGTGCAATAATTTGTTTTGCATTGTCTAATACACCTTTGTCGTAGTCACTTAGTATTACATAATCCCATTGTGAAAAATCACTCTTTAGTACGTTTGTTAGTACAGCATTAGAGTCTGCATCTTTATCATTGTCAATGCGTGTAATATAATGTCCGTCACAAATTACTCTAGTTTTAATACTACTAGGCTGTCCAGTTTTAAACAGTGTTACGTCAACACCTAGACTTTTTAAGTTTTCATAAACAAGTCCAGCACCTCCAGTTGTTTCAACTTCTCGTTGGTACTTAACAACAGGCACAGGAGCCTCAGGACTTAATCGTTCTGAGGTACCATAGATATATTTGTCAACAATTACATCGCCAAAAACTAACACTTTCATACTATTATTATACCTTCTTTTAACTTATTTGTCAAGTAAATTAATTGTTTGAAATACAGTTTCTAACTTAGAAAGATTAACCCTACTTTGTAGAGTATTGCGTAATCCTAAATGTAAAGGTTTTGGCCATTTACCAAAACTGCACCAAGCATAACCACTATGTTCGTGATTTAATTTTGGAATAAATTCTTCATTAATTACACATAGGTATGTATGAAATTGGAAATGCTCGTCATTAGATACAAAAGACTCTAACGGTAATATTTTTTTAATATTAGGCACACTGCCTATTTCTTCTTGGATTTCTCGTTGCAACCCTTCCCAAGGGGTTTCAACCCCTTCGTTGGTTCCGCCAACTAACCCCCACAGGTTAGATTTTTTTCCATTGGCTCGAAGCAAGAATAAAAATCTATTTGTATCAAGTGTGTAGAAAAGAGCTCCACTGCAAACAATTTGGTTCATACAAATAATTATCTTAAAATACTAAGCGCCAGGTGCCGTCTGGATATTCACCTTCAAATGATAATACCCATTCAAATGTATCCCATTTATATTGAATACCTGTGTTTAGATTAGTAGTATATGTTATATCAGTAAGTTGATTTGTTTTAGTCGAAGCATTAAATACTATACTCCATTGGCTTCCATCCCATTCTACTATATCGTTTGCACTAGCAATAAAGTCAGTTCCGTCTGCATTTTTCCAAGCATCTGCACCGTCTGTATTAATTGTGCTTCCAATTGCTCCTAGTAATAAAATTCTATTGCCTGCTGTTTTTAAAGTTGTTGGATTTGTTTTTGTAGGGTCGAGAATATAATCAATTTTTGCTTTTTCCTGAAGTGGACTAGTTATAATAGTATCACTGGGCAAACTATCTTCATCCCAGTTAACTACTGCTTTACTAGCATCTAAAGGATCAATAGCAAAAGTACCAATAATATCGTTAGTAAGGTCTGTCCTAGCTAATCTTATTTGTGTTAACCCTGTTCGAAAATTGCCAGGCATTTCGTCTAAATAAGTCTTCCAATCAATATTACCAACAACTCCTTTATATACTAATTGTAATACATTATTTAATACTAGAAGATTGTGGTTATTGTGAGATAATGATATTACTATATCAGACGATCCCCTACTAACATTACCGGATTGTGTAATACTAGTAACTTCACCTGTTGGTGCTACTACTACTGAGCCGTGTATTGATTCGTTATCAGTATCAAGTTTTGGAGTTTTTTCTTCCTCACTATCAAATATATTAACATTACCTGATTCATCAAATATACTTGTAATAATGTTTGTAATAACACCTAGTCTTTTTACTTTAACTGGAGGCGATATATAAATAGGTGTTTTAAATGCAAGTGTAGCAACATCAATATCAGAGTCAACTCCAACTGGTATAGTTCTACTACTAAAAGTAATTCCATCTAAATTAACAACACTTAAACTAGTCCAGTCAATATAGTTATCAGTAGTTTGTATTTCTAAACTAGGATTAAACAACATTAATATTTGCTCTAAAATTTGTAATTTTTGATCAGTATTAGTTGTCCAAATATCCACATTAACACTAAGGGTATACGGAGTTGGCATAAGACGTTCAACTGTATAATTTTTACCTTGTTCATTTAAGTATTCTTGACCTTGAGTATCATATGCACGTTCACGTATGTTAACTTTACTAACATAACTTGCATCAGCAAGCATAGCAGTATTCATTTCAATACCAGTAACGTATATACCCATCCTTGGAGCACTTGGAATCTTATTCTCTGAACCATCTTTAATAATGCTACCAACCTGTCTAGTAATATCACCGTACATTACAGGAACTTGTACTAATTGTTTCTTGCTATCTGCGTAAGAAAAGTTACTCATCAGTCTAACCATCTGAGTTAAATATCTTCTTATTTGACCATCGTAAAAATGTTGAGCCATTAGTTGTCTGCCTTAGGTTTAAGTGCTTGTGAAAGACTTTGTCTTTCTGTAACTGTTTCGCCGCCAATATTATCTGTTGTAGTGTTATTAACAAAGCCACCTTTTTGTGTTGACTTTGTATTTGTATTTGATAGTGTTGTACGGACATTATCTTCTAACTTAACCCACCGGCTGCCGTCAAATTTAAATAATCTATTAGGCAAAAAATCTGTCCTTAAAAAGTAATCGTGTGTTGACGGTGCAGATGGAAAATTAAGTCCGTGCCCAAATACTTCACCGTTGGGCGGTAGTCCGTCACCTAACAGGTATCCCTGATAACCTGTGTTACTTGGAGGTTCCATTATTTTATCAACTGAGATGCCATCTGATGCATCAAGCGTATCTGAATCAACAGTTACTAATTCTGTATCTCCGTTAGCGTCAGTTTGCAATGTAAACAGATGACTAGTATCGTATCCACTTTTAGGAGCGTCTGCATCGGCCTGTGCAATAACTGCATTATTAATTTGCATCTCTTTTTCATAAGTAGATAATAAATCTCTTAACGTATTGCCACCTGGAGCATCTTCCTCAGCTGGCAAATCAAGTATTTCTTTATATTCTTGACTGTCCATTATTTGCTTGAGTTTTAATCTATATAAATGTGGATACCACGTTTGTGTAAATCCTTCACTCGCACGATTAACATCTTCAACAACATAAAATCTTTTAAGTGCTACAGCATGATCGTTTAACGCATATTCATCTTTTAAATGAGGCAGTTCAATAACATCTCCGGACATAATTTTTCGTCCTAGCGATTTTACGCTACTTCTAATATGAATAGTAAGCATTAACGTATCATTCTGTAAAAATAGTCCAAATTGACTAAGATCAAAATCTACGTCTTGTACATTGTATATACCTCGCATAGTATATACATCTTGATCGTATTTTCTATCTCTATTTTCTAAAAATAACAAATCTTGTATGTTAGTTTCTTTAACTGCATCATATTGCGGGCGATCAGCGGTTGCGTCTGCTGTATCTGGATTATCTGGTCCTAAATATTTGTGAATAAACAGATCAGTTCCGCCAACAGTAAACATCTCTAGAATCTGTCTATCTAGGAATTCAAAATCTTTACCACGTTCGGGTTTATATAAGCTAAGTCTCGGCATACAAGTATTTATCGGAACGATAAATACTACGAGGAGAACTTTATGGCTGACCTACAAACACAACGACAAGAAGTATTTGATTACGTGCATACAATGCTTGGTGGAGGCATGATTGATGTAGAACTTGATCCTATTCATTATAATACTGCATTAGACAAAGCGTTATCAAGGTTTAGGCAACGTTCCGACAACTCAGTTGAAGAATCATATGTTTTTTTACCTACAGTAATTGATCAAAATGAATATATTCTTCCAAGTGAAGTAATTGAAGTAAGAAAGATACATAGGCGTTCAATTGGTTCTAGAAGCGGTGGCGGAGAAGGAGGTTCTCTTTTTGAACCGTTTAACCTAGCGTATACAAATAGTTATCTGCTATCAAGTTCAAGCATGGGCGGATTAGCAACTTATGAGATGTTTGCTGGATACCAAGAAATGGTTGGACGTATGTTTGGATCATTTATAGAATTTAAATGGAATACTGCAAACAAAAAACTTACACTATTACAACGACCACGAGCAGAAGAAAATTTGTTACTGTTATGTTATAATTATAGACCAAATAGTGAATTACTTAAAGATTACCTAGCAAGACAATGGTTAAAAGATTACACCCTTGCTACTTGCAAGTTTATGTTAGGCGAAGCTCGTAGTAAATTTGCAACAATTGCAGGACCACAAGGCGGTAGTCAATTGAACGGTGACACTCTTAAACAAGAAGCACAAGCTGAACTAGAAAAACTGGAAACAGAAGTAGCGTCACAGATTACAGGCGGAGTTGGCTACAGCTTTGTCATTGGATAAAAACACTTGACATTTTAATATTTTTATTGTATAATAGTTATTATATACAGTAAAGGTGACCTCAACTTGTTTAAATATCAAATTACCCCTGCGTTTTCAACACCAATTGTAAGTGTTAACATTGGTCAAATTGACGTAATGACATTAGCTTGGGTTAAAAATTTAACATACCCAACTCAAGGAGTTGCTTGTACAGGTAATGATGATCATTTACCAATAAACGAACGAGGCTTTGATATTATCAATGCACCTCCACTTACTTCTCTTAAGAAAAAAATTAAAGAAGCAGTAGATTATTATGCATACACTATATTAGATGTCGATACTAGTACTAACTTTGCTTTTACTTCAAGTTGGATTAATAGATTAGAGAAACACGAAGATATACCTAAACATATCCACAAAAATAGTATTATATCAGGAGTGTATTATATAGACGTAACTCCTAATTCAGCACCTATTACCCTTCATAAAAATATAACACATTTAAATACTTGGCCTGCATCTACAACGCCTGCATCAGCAGGAGTAAATTGGAATCAATTTAATACTGATGCGTATACATTTAATCCAGTTAACGGCTTAGCTATCTTATTCCCAAGTCACTTAGAACATTCTGTAGCGGCTAGTAATGAGGATACTTATAGATACGGTCTTGCATTTAATATGTTTGCAACCGGAACACTTATAGGCGATGCTGGACCAGCCTCTCGTTGCACTATTACAGGAGTAACTTTATGATTATTGGCATATGCGGTCTAATAGGTAGTGGCAAAGACACTATTGCAGATTACTTAATTAAACGACACAACTTTCAAAAACTTAGTTTTGCAGATAAATTAAAAGATAGTGTAGCAACTATGTTTGATTGGGATCGAAGTCTATTAGATGGTAAAACAGATCAAAGTAGGCAATGGCGAGAAGAAATAGACAAATATTGGTCTAACGAAACAGGTGAAGAAATAACTCCAAGGTTAGTATTACAACTATTTGGTACTGAATGTATGCGTAATGGTTTTTATGACGGTATATGGGTTAGTCTAACCAAAAAGAAAATATTAGATAATCCAATGCAGAATTTTGTTATTCCAGATGTACGATTTCCTAACGAAGCTAAAATGATATACGGAATAAACGGACAAGTTTGGCGTATCAAAAGAGGCGAAGATCCAGACTGGTTTAGCGAATATCAAACACTAGGTGTAGAACCTAAAGAAGTACACCCTAGCGAATGGGCCTGGGCAAACACTAAATTTACATATATTTTAGAGAATAACAAAACTATAACTGAACTTAGAAATCAGGTAAAAGATCACCTTGTTTCCAACGAACTCCCTCTTTTTGCATAATACGTTGACAGTTGGCACACACTGTCTTTAAATTATTAAACTGACAGTTATCTAACGAACCGTCTATATGAAAAACATTAAACTGTTCCTTATGTAAACTATTAAAATTACATTTTTCACAATAGTCTTTCTTTTCGTATCCTACACGTTTCCATTTAGGAATACCGTGCCCTGTGCCGCCGTGCTTAGTACAGGTTTCGCACTTGCGTCGATAGAAAGTTTTGTTGTTTTTCTTATAATTTATTGCCGCAGGACGTAGTCCACATACACATAAAGGTCTCATATTGTATTTACCTACCCTTTACCTACCCTTTATCTAAGTGTCTTCCTAGGGTTTTTTATTTAATTAATATAAATACATATAGAATAGACAATTCCAACAGGAGACAAAAAAATGGCATTAGTATCACCCGGCGTACAAGTAAGCGTTATAGACGAGAGTTTTTATACTCCAGCTGAACCAGGAACAACACCTATGATATTTGTTGTAAGTGCTCAAGATAAAGCAAACGCATCAGGTACAGGAACAGCAACAGGAACAACATTAGCAAATGCAGGAAAACCATTCTTGTTAACATCTCAAAGAGATTTAGCTGATACATTTGGCGATCCAGTATTTGAAACAGACGCAAGTAACAATGCAGTGCATGCAGGAGAGCTTAATGAATATGGACTACAAGCAGCTTATTCATACTTAGGTATTAGTAATGCTGTTTATGTAGCTAGAGCAGCAATTAACACTACTCAGTTAAAACCTTCAGCAACGGCTCCGGCGTCTAATCCAGCAGCTGGCACATATTGGTTTGATACTTCAATTACAAAATTTGGTCTTCAAGTTTGGAATTCAGCAGCAGTTACAGTAACTGGCGGACAGAGTTTTACTAATAAAATTCCAAGTGTAATTACTAGCGTTGCATACGTTACTGGTTCTTTAGAATCACCAGGAGCTCCTAAAACATCTTACGGTACAATTGGCGACTACGCAATTGTTGCTCTTACAACACTTAACACTATTTGGTACAAAACAGCAGGTAATGCCCCTGGTGTAACTCCAGGTACTTGGGTGCAATTAGGTAGCGAAGATTGGCTAAAGAGTTGGCCAACTGTACAAGGTTCAAAAGCTAACCCAACATTTTCAGGTAGCACAGCAATTACAATTAACGGAGTTTCAATTGCAATTGGATCATCAGATACGGTTACAACTATTACAGCAACAATTAACGGATTATCAATTCCAGGAGTTCTTGCAGCAGTTGTAAACAGCAAATTAGAAATTTACAGTGACGGTAACTCATCAGGAGCAGCAGATTCGACATACGGCGGTCCACTTATTATTGCTGGAGACGCTCCTACATTGGTATTACTAGGTATAACTGCTGGAACATATTATCCACCAGCTTTACAAGTTTCACCACATACATCAATTCCAGAATTTAAAACATCTGATACATACACTCGCCCAACAGGGAGTGTTTGGTTTAAAACAACCGAAGCTAACTTAGGCGCAAGATTTAGAGTAAAAGTATGGAACTCAGCAACATTACTATGGGACACAGTAGCAGCTCCGTTATATGCAACACACGAAGAAGCATTATATAAATTAGATAGAAGCGGTGGCGGTGCAGGACTTGCAGCTGGATCTTTATATGTACAAACTAACGTAGCAGGAGATGCTCAACCGTTAGGAACATATAAATTTTATAGAAGAAACGCTGCATCTCTTACTTCTATAACAAGTAAGAAAATAGTTGCAGCAACTATCACAGCAGGAACACGTACATTTACAGTAGCTTCAACTGATGCAGGACAAGCTGCATTTAATGATCCAGTTACAGTTTCGGCAGTGACTAACGGTACTATTACTGATGCAGACACAATTGCGGCGGCTATTACAGCAGCAAACATTGAAAGCGTTACAGCAGATGTTGATACACAAAACAGAATTACTATTACACATTCACAGTTTGGTGATATACGATTTGTAGATACCAGCGGTGTATTAACAGAAGCAGGATTTGCAGCATATATTAGTTCTACAAGTGGTACTCCAAATCTTTATTATGTAGCAGGAACAACCGGCGATACAAGTCCGTTACAGTTACAAGCAAGTCAATGGAAGCCATTAGTATATACTGCTAGTGATGATGAAGTTACTGCACTAACTGTACAAGACACAATATGGTTTAATTCAGTTGTTGATGAAGTTGATATGATGATTCATAACGGTAGTACATGGGTTGGTTACTTAGATTCAACAAGCCCATATTATAGTGCAGACGAAGCAGAACAAACTGATCCAGCAGGACCACTTGTTACAGCAAGCACTCCATTATTACAAAGCGATGGTACTGCACTTAAGAATGGTGATATATGGATTAGTACAGCTACTATTTCTACATATCCACAAATTTATGTTTTTAATGCAAACAAGTTAAACACTCCAATTGCTAATAGATGGGAGTTGCGTGATGCAGCTGACCAAACTACAGAAAACGGTGTACTATTTGCTGATGCTCGTTATGCATCAACTGGTGCATTATCAACAGCAAGCGATATTGATGTGTTATTAGAAAGTAACTTCTTAGACGTTGACGCTCCAGATCCAGCATTATATCCAAAAGGAATGTTGCTATGGAACTTACGTAGAAGCGGATTTAATGTTAAGCGTTTTGAACGTAATTGGGTTAACGTAAACGGCGACAATATTAGAATGAATGATGCGGCTATGGAAACTTACTATCCACACCGTTGGGTTACAGAGTCAGGAAACCAAGCAGACGGTTCTGGTAGTTTTGGTTCTAAAGCACAACGAAAGGTTGTTGTACAATCTTTACAGGCACTAGTTAGTAAAAATGATGAAATTAGAGATGATGAGTCAAGACTGTTTAACTTATTAGCTGCTCCAGGTTACCCAGAACTAATTGGTGAAATGGTTAGCTTAAACTATGATAGAGGACTAAGTGCATTTATTGTAGGAGATAGTCCAGCAACACTAACGTCAAACTCAACTGAACTTCAGGCATGGGCAACTAACACTGCACTAGCGCCAGAAGATAATGCAGATGGACTTGTAACAAGAGATGAATATATGGGAATGTTTTACCCATGGGGATTCACTAGTGATAACGCAGGAAACAACGTAGTTGTTCCACCAAGTCATATGATGCTAAGAACAATAGCATTAAGTGATCAAGTTAGCTATCCATGGTTTGCACCAGCAGGTATTAGACGAGGCGGCATTACTAATGCAACCTCAACAGGATTTGTTGATGCAGAAGGCGAATTTAACGTAGTTTCATTAAATGAAGGACAGCGTGATGTATTATATGCACAAAATGTTAATCCAATTACATTTATTACAGGATCAGGTTTAGTTGCATATGGTCAAAAAACTCGTGCAAGAGGCACTAGTGCTTTAGATAGAATTAACGTAGCACGTTTGGTTATTTACTTACGTAGTCAATTACAGAAACTAGCTAAACCTTATATCTTTGAGCCTAATGATAAGATTACACGAGATGAGATTAAAGGAGCCGCAGAGAGCTTACTACTAGAATTAGTAGGTCAAAGAGCACTCTATGATTTCTTAGTAGTTTGTGATGAATCAAATAATACTCCGAGTAGAATTGACCGTAATGAACTTTACTTAGATATAGCTATTGAACCAGTTAAGGCTGTGGAGTTTATTTACATTCCATTAAGACTTAAAAATACTGGTGAAATTGCAGGACTCTAATATGATAAATATAATTATAACAGGAGCAAACTAAATGTCTATATCAACACTATCAAAAATTACAGTCCCGTTAGCAAGTGGAGATTCCGCAAGCAATCAGGGTTTGTTAATGCCGAAACTACAATATCGATTTAGGGTGTCGTTAGAAAACTTTGGTGTAACTACTCCTACTACAGAATTAACTAAACAAGTAGTAGATGTAACAAAACCAAAAGTTGCTTTTGAACCAATTACAATCGATGTATACAACTCCAAAGCATACCTAGCAGGTAGACATACTTGGAGCCCAATTACACTTAACTTGCGTGAAGATGTTAATAACAACGTTCAGAAACTTGTTGGCGAACAACTTCAGAAGCAATTTGATTTTTATGAACAGTCAAGTGCCGCATCAGGACAAGATTACAAGTTTACAGCTAGAATTGAGATATTAGACGGTGGTAATGGTGCTAACACACCAAACGTACTAGAAACTTTTGAACTTTACGGTTGCTTTGTAACTAACGCTGATTACGGATCATTAGCTTATGCAAACAATGAGCCAATGGCAATTACACTTGAAATTCAATATGATAATGCAATACAATCACCGCAAGGTACTGGTATTGGTACAGCACTTGGACGTACAGTGAACACACTTATTACAGGTGGCGGCGTTTAATACATAATAAAATAATATATAACAAAAGGAGCGGAAACGCTTCTTTTTTTATGACTAAATTATCTACCCAGTTAATTTAAATAGATAAATATTAACACAGGAGAACCGTATGGCTACTAAAATAAACGAAGGTACAGAATTTGCAATTCCATTAAAAAACATTGTTGGATTAATTGCAGCAACAGCCATTGCCGTATGGGCATACTTTGGAATAGTAGAAAGAATTGGACACTTAGAATTAAAATCAATGCAAGCTGCAACTAAAATAGAACACAGCTATAATTGGACTAATAACTTTAAGCCACCTGAAGCAGTTGCAGATAGTGTAAAACGAGTTAGAAAAATGGAACTACAGATAAAAGAGCTTGAAATGAGAATTAAATTTTTAGAGAGTAAAAACTAATGGCGTCAGCATTTAATGGATTTTTAGATAGTGTAGCAAATGGAGCATTAAGCCCTAAAGGAAACTTAGGCGACTATGCTCATGCTAGTAGACTATTTGTAACAGAAAATCAAAAACTAGCACCTCACCAAAAGTTTTTATATCATTGCTTTTTTCAGATGGATCCGTCTGCAGCTAGTGTATTACCTGAATTAAAATCTAAACACGAATTAGAAATTGGCATGCTTGTTAAAAGTGCAGAGCTTCCAAAGTTTAGTGCAGATATTGAAACAAAGAACAAGTATAATAGAAAAAAGAACGTACAAACTGCGATTAAATATAATCCAGTAACTATTACGTTTCATGATGACAATTATGGCGTAACTACTGCATTATTAGAAGCATATTATAGATACAATTTTGCAGACGGCAACTATAAAGAAATACCAGGTGCATATAATAAAGCAGGCGCTGGAGACAGCACATATAAAGGTGCAGGCGCAAATAAGTATAGTTATGGTTTAGATAATAATCAAACTGTACCATTTTTTCAAAATATACAAATTTCGCAAATGGCTAGAAAAGCCTTTACAACATACACATTGGTTAATCCTATTATTTCTGATTGGCAACATGATACTGTTGATTCTTCAGATGGTACAACTACTATGATAAACACAATCACTGTAATGTATGAATCTGTTTTTTATAGTAGAGGTAACGTTGAAACAGGAGCTAACGGTAATCCAAAAGGATTTGGTAATACAGCTCATTATGATATTACTCCTAGTGCATTAAATGGAGGTGGATTAGGAGACATTCTTGGAACAGCTTCACAACTATTTGGATTTATTACTCAAGGCACAGGATTTAATAATCCATTACAAGCTGGATTGGCTGCAGCTGGATTAGTTAGTAATTTACGAAACTTATCACCCGAAGGCTTACGACAAGAAGGATTTAATGTACTTACTGGTGCAATTGGAGCAGCTAGTGGGATTGACGTAAGTGGAGTATCACAGACTTTCTTTCCTAAAAATGGAGGCAAGGGCGGCGCTGAAAGTTTAGCTATAGTTGCTGCGGTTGTTGGAATAAGTTCAATAGCATCAGCAGTTAAAACTTCTAATGCAGCTTCTGCAGAATCAGAAGCAAAAGCGAGAAATGTAGGAAAGTTCCAAGCTAATGGTCAAGCTGGCGGCATAAATGCAGCAAATGCTAATTTTAATGCTAAGAGTGCAGGTGCTAAAACAACTGCAATTAACGAAGTATTAGGAACATAATATGACATCTTTACCTTCAACAAATGCTGCAGAAGGCAGTGATAAAAAAGTTACTCAATTTTTTGACAAGTACTATACTAAATCATTAAGTTTTCCAACTAATGATGTTAATGCAGTATTAGGTTATTTTGAAAAAAGAGGATTTAATAGCGAAGCTGCAGGAGCAGTTGCTACAGTATTATTATCACAAGCAAAACTTGATAATATTCCAGTTTTTCAACTATTAGATACATTAAAAGGATTAACTGAATCTCAACTAAGCAATGTAGTTGCTGAAATATTAAATTATAATAGAGACAGAACAAGTTCAATTGGTTATTCAACAGCCTCTCAAGTATCTGATAAAATAGAACGCAGAAATATCTTGGTGTAACCCATGGCAAGATTTGCTCAAGGCAAATATTCGTTAAAAAACCCAGCAAAGTATATTGGTACAACAGTACCTACATATAGATCAAGTTGGGAATTTGCATTTATGCGATTTTGTGATGAACATAATAGTGTATCTAATTGGGCAAGTGAAGCAGTAAAAATTCCATATAGAAATCCGCTAAGTGGTAAGTTTACAATATACGTTCCAGACTTTTTTATTACATATGTAAATGCTCAAGGAAAACAACATGTTGAACTTATTGAAGTAAAACCTGCTAGTCAAACCTTTGAAAACAAGTTAGGAAAAAGTAAATACAACAAAGCACATTTCGTAGTTAATCAGGCTAAGTGGGGTGCAGCAAGAGCCTGGTGCAAACAAAAAGGAATATTTTTTAGAGTAATTACAGAGGGCGATATTTTTCATAAGGGTAGACGTGGTTGACAGTATATGTACATGGAAATGCAAAGCTATTATTAGAGCATAATAAATCAAAACTTTATATAGATGAACGATTAGTTTTTAGCGGGTCAGGTTATCCGGGTATAACCCAATTTGTAAAATACTGCAATTCTCCAAAAGTTACTAAAAAATTTAAAGCACAACTTGAAATGAGAGAAAAACCTAGATTTAAAGATTAACAAATAGAAGGGCAAGAGGGCAATTGATACATGCATTTATATTGATGGTACTAATAGCAGACGCACAGCAACCAAATCCAATGTACTTTAGGAGTATTAACGTATGTCAATACTACGCTAAACGGATAGTTCAGCAGTATGGCAATTATGGCTATAGTTCAATGGTTCCTGCAGAACATAGGATCACAGCCTATTGTAAGCCTATGAAAGTTAATCCTAAAACTACATTACTATATGATCATTAAGATAAGTATAAACAGTTAAGGGAATACTTTATTATGACTAAAAAACTTGAAGAACTTTTAAATTTGCCTTCATCTAAAGAGATTGTTGCAGAGACAAAAGAAAATTCTAATAGAGCTGAGATGGCATTAAAGGATCAACAACCTACTGTCCGTGATATTGCAGAATTTGATAAAATTGCTGGAGCATTGCCTGCTATAAAAGGCTTAGGTAAAATGGCAGATGACGAGCTTAACGAAATTGCGGGGAAAGCAATGCAAGCATACGATGACTTAATGGATTTAGGTATGAATGTAGAAAGTCGTTATAGTGGTAGGGTATTTGAAGTTGCCGGTGGGTTACTTAAAACTAGTTTAGATGCTAAAGTAGCTAAACTTAGTAATAAATTAAAAGTAGTTGAATTACAACTTAAAAAAGAAAAACTAGATAATGATAGCGTAGAAGGCAGTAGTATTACTGCTGGCGAGGGTTACGTAGTTACTGACCGTAATAGTTTATTAGCAAAAATAAAAAATATGGATAAAGAATGATAAATAATGTAACAACACAATTGGGGTTAAACACACATGAAATCTTTTGAACAATATCTAACAGAATCGAAAAAAATTTATAAATTTAAAGTCCGTGTTGCAGGCGAGTTACCAGAAGGCTTCGCAGATAACTTAGAACAGTGTCTACAAAAGTACGATGTGTCAAATATTACTGCTGGTAAACGATCTCCAATACAGGAAACACCTTTAGATTTTCCACAACTACAAAATTGCGAAGTTACACATTATGAAGTAGACTTAAACTATCCTACAACAAGTCATGTGCTAGAACATTACCTAGTAAATTCTTGTAATATTAGTCATAGTTATATTTGTGTAAGAAGTGAATTTGATCCAATTGATGAATACCAAAAACCAGAAGATAAGACGCCATATGCATCAAAATTAAACACTGAAGATATGGGCGGCGAAAGTGCTCAGGATAGTGTTGCTGAGCCAAGAATAATGAGCTTACTTAAAGAGTTAGAAACAGCTCGGCAAGAAAGAGATATGGATATGACTGGCGGAGTTACTGCTGGTAAAACTAAAGACATACAAAACGTTGAGAATTCAACAAGTGTTGTAGGAGGATAACATGAAAAATTTTAAAGATCTTATTAAGATCGCTGACACATATGGCACTGAAACAAGGAACTTAGCTGAAAAACGCGAAGCTGAGATTCAAAGACATTTAGACGAAAATGTTTTTGCTGATGCTATAACTGCAATTAAAAATGCATTAGGTATTGGTGAGAAAGAAGCTAAAAAATTAATCAATAAAGATGAAGCTCTTAAAATTCAAGATCCAACAGGTGGCGTAGGTGGAGCAGATGCAGCAGCAAAAGCAACAGCAGATGCACCAGGCAATTCAGGTGCAGCAGCACTTCAAGATCCAACAGGTGGCGTAG